GCTTTTTTATACTAAGTTGTCATTATAAAAAAGCATTGCTTATCAATTTGTTGCAACGAACAGGTCACTATCAGTCAAAATAAAATCATTATTTGATTTCAATTTTGTCCCACTCCCTGCCTCTGTCATCACGATACTGTGATGCCATGGTGTCCGACTTATGCCCGAGAAGATGTTGAGCAAACTTATCGCTTATCTGCTTCTCATAGAGTCTTGCAGACAAACTGCGCAACTCGTGAAAGGTAGGCGGATCCCCTTCGAAGGAAAGACCTGATGCTTTTCGTGCGCGCATAAAATACCTTGATACTGTGCCGGATGAAAGCGGTTCGCGACGAGTAGATGCAATTATGGTTTCTCCGCCAAGAATCTCTTTGCATTTATCAAGTGTTTCCTTCATTGATATTCCGAGAGCATCAACATGCAATGCTGTTGGGATGGCAATTTTTACGCCTGTTTTGCTTTGCTCGACATAAAGATATCCATCTACGATATCAGACCACTTCATTTCGCATAAATCACCAACTCGCTGCCCGGTAACAACAGCCAGTTCCATTGCAAGTCTTAGCCAACATGGTGATGATTCTGCTGCTTGATAAATTTTCAGGTATTCGTCAGCCGTAAGCCTTGATCTCCTTACCTCTGATTTTGCTGCGCGAGTGGCAGAGACCGGGTTTGTTGTTATATGGCCTTCAGCTATTGCCTCTCGGAATGCATCGCTCAGTGTTGATCTGATTAACTTGGCTGACGCCGCTTTGCCCTCGTCTATGTATCCATTGAGCATTGCCGCAATTTCTTTTGTGGTGATGTTTTCAAGTGGAGCATCAGGCAGACCCCTCCTTATTGCTTTAATTTTGCTCATGTAATTTATGAGTGTCTTCTGCTTGATTCCTCTGCTGGCGAGGATTTTTTCGTAGCGATCAAGCCATGAATGTAACGTAACAGAATTATCACTGTTGATTCTTGCTGTCAGAGGCTTGTGTTTGTGTCCTGAAAATAACTCAATGTTTGCCTGTATTGCTTCAGTAATTGCTATCCTCCTGTCTCTGCCTAATCCGAACTCTTTACCCGTCCTTGGGTCCCTGTAGCAGTAATATCCATTGTTTCTTATATAAAGGTTAGGGGGTAAATCCCGGCGCTCATGACTTCGCCTTCTTCCCATTTCTGATCCTCTTCAAAAGGCTACCTGTTACTGGTCGATTTAAGTCAACCTTTACCGCTGATTCGTGGAACAGATACTCTCTTCCATCCTTAACCGGAGGAGGGAATATCCTGCACTCGCGTACCCATCGACGAACTGTTTCAAGGCTTCTTGGGCGCCGCTGGCGTGCGTTCCACTCCTGAAGTGTCAAGTACATCGCAAAGTCTCCGCAATTACACGCAAGAAAAAACCGCCATCAGGCGGTTTGGTGTTCTTTCAGTTCTTCAATTCGAATATTTGTTACGTCTGCATGCGCTATCTGCGCCCATAGCATCCAGTGGTTATAGCAGTCGTTGATGTCCTCTGCTTCGATAACCCTGTTGAATGGCTCTCCATTCCATTCACCTGTGACTCGAAAGTGCATTTATCATCTCCATAAAACAAAACTCGCCGTAGCGAGTTCAGATAAAAGAAATCCATCAATTGGTTAGGGTTTTTGTAATTCTACGAATTATGTTGTTTTTTAGCTTCAGCTTTCCATTCATCAAAGGCAGTGTCTTTGTTCATGGTGCTGATATTGATCTTACGGTCAATATCATATACACGCCACTCACCGTCAGGCCTCTCTTCGCATCTAACTAAGTATGAATTGCCATTAATATCTATGCGTCTGTCTATTTGCATGAACATTTTCAATTTTCGAATCCTCTTTAATATGCATTTTTTTGCTATTTCAGTAGTTTACTATTGATGAGGCGTTATTATACACACTTCATTAATGCAAGCATCTTTATGCTATGCTACTAATTTAGCAATTGATATTCACCTTTATCGCGTATACCTTTACCGGTTTATCACCGAAGTGGGGGTGTGTGATTGTTTTCACTTCATATCCTCCATACGGAACATCAATTCTGCGACTGGAGTCGTCGCGCTTCGGATATCCCTTTGTGATAATCAGGCGGTCATACTCCCGGAACATAATTCGCTTATTCCAATAGTCATTACACAGGCGATACTCTTCCGTTTTCTCTCCTCGAATCATGGCATCGAAGTATTCACCTTTGACGGCAAGTTGAAGGTTAGCCACGACCTTCCTCCTTTGGCTTGTGAATTTGTATCGTCATGCCGCTTTGAGTGGTGACTACAATGACAGAACCAGGCTGAAGACTGTTAAGATTGAATGCTTCGTAAAACGAATCCAATGCCAGTGCTTTTTTATTCTTTCGGTTCCACCAACGCCATCCCTTGCTACAGGCTACACTGACAATCCACTGTCCACTCCTGTAAGCCATATAAAACCAGATGAGCAAAACCTGAAGGAATGCTATCCAGTCAATGATCGTATATTTCGCGAAGGAGTCCATCACTTCACCTCCTGCGCCGTTTTGATGATTGCTGCCAGACAATTCTTGCAAGGAACAAACAGCGTTCCCTGATCAATGCTCAATAGCGCATGCTGAGCATCCTGAAAAAGCCATTCGAATGACCATGGCCGATGACCGCACCATGTCTCAATCTCGTGCTTAGGGAGTTTAACTCCCTCTCGATAGTCATATTTGATGATGTGCTTGCTCACGACTTCACCTCCTGTTGAGCAGAAACCTGATTTTTGAGTGATTCAGAAATATTCCTGCAATACCTAGCGGATTCATCGTCGAAAATGCTTTCGAAATACTCAGCAATCCAGCCGAACACAACAACCTGCTCATTGCTTGGATTTGCACTTTGATTGAAGGCGGTTATAAGTGATGCACTCATACTCACTTCACCTCCTGCTGCGGTGCTGCTGCGAGCATGGACTCGGTTTCTGCAATCAGGTGGCGAGGTAACTGACTGCCAGAACTTTGCATTGCGCGACCAAATGCTAACCAGCGCCGCAATATGTTAGCTGAACCATCCGGAGTTACCGGAGAGTTGCCAGCCTGAACAGTAGGCATATCCGGACCTTTGCGAATCGCCCTGGCAAGATCGATTGGGTCGTCGTATAACCAGTCACCTGTTTGCGGATGATTGGCCTCTGCCAGTTGCGCCGCCCATTCAAGGCCGTCTTTGTGACCTTGCAGATAGTCCAACGGCAACTCATCACGATTACTTACGGGTTCGATTTGTTCGGAATTACCGGACAACTGCATGGTACCTTCATTGGTGAGGGTACCATCGGACTGAAGCATGGCGGCGCGGCAGGCGTTCACATCACCGTAAATCGGACCGATTAGATTAAATCCTTTCATGGGGCAGCCAGCAGGAGAATAAGCAACTGCGCCATCATCGGACACGAATAAAAAGCCAACTGGTTTCAAATCAGGAACAGATACCGGCGCTGACGGGGCGGTGTAAAGCGGCTTAATTTGCAAGGCTGTATCCGCTTTGTACGCAATCGCCTGTGTCATGTTTTCCAGAAGTTGCGTGCCAACCATATACGCCACAGGCTCTGCTTCGAGCGATGCCAGTGCTATACGCGCATTATTAATCAGGAGGCTATCAGCAGGAGATAAAACAACATGAGCGTTACCCTCCGCATCAATTTCAGAATTCGTAATTTTTCTGAACAGCTTTGCCAGTTCTCTGGTAATAGTGCTCATGGGCGAATCTCCGTCCTGCCACCAAGTAAGCGGATTGCCACTCGTTCCCGGAAGGTAAGCGGTCGATGGTGTCCGCGGGCATTAACAATTTCAGGCTTTCCATTAGGCGGATAATTGACCCTGACCGATTGACCATCTAGCGCGTGAGAAGCCTCGAGTAGTGCTGACTTTAAGTGCGCAGGGCACTCTTTCTGCACCCGCTCGCCGTCTGAAATGACACCTGCAATCCCCTGAAGCATGCTGGCTAAATTGCTGAGATAATTTTTCACATTCACTCTCCTTTACCGGTGCCATAGGCAGATAAGCACTCTTCAAATCCAGCCTGATTATCCGTTTGACCTAAACTGAAGCCATGCTGAAGACCATGACGAAATGCGCTATCTTGCAATTTATCTGCGCTATCGAGCTTCGCTTCCAGTTCAGCGATTCGCTTCTCTGCGATTTCCAACTCATCCAGCAGCGCCAGCACGGTGGCGGGGTTGGCTGCGGAGTTCAGCGCGTTCAAGGCAGTGATATCTGCATCAAGCTGAGTTCCTTCTGCCAGTGAGATATCGAAAATGTCATCAGGCGGCATAACACTAAGGCGCTCATGTGCGCCAACTGCTGCCGCTGCGATTTCACGCAGCGCCTGTTTGTCGATGTTGCTCATTGGGCTGCCTCCTGGCGAAGTTGGGCGGCGCGAATTGCTTTCCACTGCGACCACATTCCGTTGTAATCAGTACCGGAAAGAGTTGAGTTGCGGTAGCCGTCATCAGTGCGCAAACCTTCTAGCGTGGTCTTAGAGATGAATATCTTCTCCATTACCCATTCTTCGAATAAATCACGCTCCGTCGCTTCATCTGGAATAGCACTTGCCCGTACTTCAGCCAGGAAAGCGTCGGTGGCTGGGGTTTTGTTATCTGACTCCAGCCACTGGTTGTAGTAATAATCGAACATGCCAGTAGGATAACCACATCCGCCGTGCACGTGGTCTTTCATAGCAGAACCACACATGCAGTAGTCATTGTCAGTATTACTAATGATGTCGATAAGTTGCTGTGTCCGTTGCTTCAACATCGCATTCTCCGCCGCCAGCGCCGAAAACTTCTCGTGTGCCAACTTAACAGCTGCATCAGCCTGCTTAATTGACTCAGTCGCTTTCTGGTGGTCTTCGGCCAGCCCTGCTAAATCAGCCTCCAGTTCGGCTAGGCGTTCATTTAATGCATCTCGTTCATCCAGTAGAGCCAGCACAACCTGAGGTGTGACTTTCATACGAAATGCCAGCAATTTTTGAGGTGTTGCTACTGTTTCAATTGCTACTGCTGCCTCACGCAGTACCTGATAGTCAATCTTGCTCACTGGTTGCCTCCTTTGCGCCACATCGCATTCAGATATTTGTTGTCATTAACAGAACCGAAACTCTTTCTCTTAAGCAATTCCTCTCTCGATGGCATTGGCTTTACGCGTTGGCGAATAATCAT